CCTACATAGGGTCGACATAACTAGTCGGCGTCCAGGTGTTTATCCTCCACGGCGGAGGGGACGACCGAACGGCTATTTCACGTTCCTGTCCTTAACTGCCGGGCGTTTACGTCCGGGGGCATGTTGCGCCTTACTCACAGTCGGCTTGCGGCCACGAAATCGCTTCCGGGTGTCATCCGCTGCCAGTGGTTTGACGGCTTGCTTTGGGGCTGTAGTTGGCTCTGTAACCAGGATGTCATCGTCGACCGCGACGATACCTGGTTTAGGTGCTGGTGGGGGTGGTTCAGCGAACTGGGGACAGTTGAATAAGTCTTCCGCCCTAGTGTAATGAATCCAGTTAATGAAACCGTCGATGTCAAAATCTGGTATCTGGTTCTTAAGCAGGTCTAACATCCATTCAGCATACTCATTAGGGTAGTGATTAGAAGGTTCTACATCAGAATTCCAGATTGCCAAGTGATTTTGATAACCACCTCGGTTCATTGGGAACATCTCCAACACGCGCTGCACAAACCAGCCAATGACTGGTGTGTTAGCGTCACAGAGTGAGAAAGCAAAAGCCTTCTCTTGCAGCTTGATCGTGGGGGTAACCTTGCTGCACAGCTTCGTGGTAACATGAAACTTCGCTAGCTGTCGACGAATGTCGCAACAGCTGTTGAAGTCTCCCCACCAAACATCGGGCCCATAATGTCTGGCTAGAAAGGCAACACCCACATCACCTCTCTTTGTTCTGTCCACGGTCATGACCTGACCCATAGCTAGCGCGGCTTTCTCTGCCGCCTTCCTGTCTTGGTCCACCGTTAGACCATCGTCTCCTCCATACAAGCCTAATTTGGCCCAAGCTTCCACGCTCGTCATGTACCTTCCGTCAACTCGGGTCATGCGAAACCCGAGATAACTGATAAATCCGTTCAGTAACGTGTTAAATGCTGATGTCTCTGGTGAGCCAGACGCTCTAGCATTCCCTGTATTATAGGAAACACCATTCCGCGTCTTGGCTTTAAGCCAGGTTTGACTTTTGAGTAGTTTCAACAGTTCCAAGTGATACTCTGGACGGTATAGCTTGAGCATTACAAGCCGTTCAAACTCACGAGCTAAACTGCCCACTCGTCCGTCCATCCTAGAGAAATCGGTGCTATCAACATGTGATGCAGC